TTAAACGCGCCGCACAAGCACTCATGGCACAACTACCCAGAACGGAATTTGACTCATGATCACACTCAGGCCATATCAATCAGAATCAATCGACGCCACCCTGCGCTTCTTTGCAGAGGACACCGGCAACCCGCTCATCGTGCTACCGACTGGCACCGGCAAGAGCGTGGTCATTGCGGAGTTCTGTCGGCAGGTTCTGGGGCAGTGGCCTGATACGAAGATCCTAGTGGTCACCCATGTTCGAGAGTTGATCAAGCAGAACTACGACGAACTCAAAGGGCTGTGGCCAGAGGCCCCGGCGGGTATTAACTCGGCTGGCCTGAAGCGGCGCGAGTACGAACCCTCGATCGTATTCTGTGGGATACAGTCGGTGCACAAGAAAGCATCCCGATTCATCAAGGTCGATCTGGTTCTGGTTGATGAGGCGCATCTGATTCCTCGCAAGACGAATACGATGTACCAAAAGTTTCTGAAGAACCTTAAACTCATGAACCCAGATATGCGCGTGATTGGGTTGACCGCCACGCCGTATCGGCTCGACAGCGGCTTACTCCATCAGGGCAAGGATGCCCTCTTCAGCGCGGTATCGTATGAAGCAGATCTCAAAGACATGGTCTCGCAAGGCTACCTCACCAAGCTGGTATCCAAGCAACCCAAGACGCGACTGGACGTTAGCGGCGTCGCGACCAGAGGCGGCGAGTTTATCCAAGGTGACTTGGAAAGAGCGGTGGACAAGGATGATGTCAATCGTGCAGCCGTCCGAGAAATCATCGAGTACGGAAAAGACCGAAAGTCTTGGCTAATCTTTTGCGCGGGCGTTAGCCACGCTCAGCACGTAGCCGAACTGATCCGCGCTGCCGGCATATCCTGCGAGACGATCTTTGGGGACACCGCCAGCGAAGACCGCGATCGGATCGTGCGCGACTTCAAGGCCGGCCAGATCCAATGCCTTGCCTCGATGGGCGTACTGACCACCGGCTTCAATGCCCCTGCCGTAGACATGATCGCCATGCTGCGACCGACTCAGTCAACCGGCTTGTATATACAGATCATGGGACGGGGTATGCGCAACTCTCCCGGCAAGACGGAGTGCCTGGTGCTGGACTTCGCCGGCAACGTGGCTCGGCATGGCCCGGTCGATCGGGTCAATCCCAAGAAACCTCGTAAGAGCGACGGAGAAGGCGAGGCCCCGGTCAAGACCTGCCCCAAATGCGACAGCATCGTCTTTGCGGCCCTCAAGGAGTGCCCCGACTGTGGCTATGTCTGGCCGGCTAGAGAGGTTCAGATCGAGCGTACAGCGACGACACTGGCGGTCATGTCTATCGAGGCTCCGGCCATCTGGCGCAAGGTGAATGCGGTGTCGTATCGACGCCACAAGAAACCCGACAAGCCGGACTCGATGCGGGTGGACTACCGATGTGGGCTGAGTCAGATCAGCGAGTGGGTCTGCTTCGACCACAAGGGCTTTGCCAAGGACAAGGCTCGACGCTGGTGGCAGCGCAGACTCGTCGCCCCAGACGCCATCCCCGACAGCACCGAGCAGGCTCTCGCTTGGTCCGGCCGGTTAGCTAAGCCAATTGAAATACAGGTTCGCCAGAATGGTAAGTACACAGAAATTGTGGACGTTCGGTTTGTGTCCGATGTGCAAACGGGAGGCGCGGGGATTCCTGTATCTGCCGCCACCGGGGGTGCTTCGACGCAAGGCCCGCTTCTGCTCAATGCGATGTATGGATGACTATATGATCGACAAATCACCGAACGAACAAATTGCCATGAACGAAGCCGCTGCTGCGGCCGGCCACTTCATCGAGGCATCGGGGGTTTACAACTTCCTCGAGTTCACACCTGGTCAGTTTGACCAGTTCATCGAGGCGATCGTAACCGCCTACGTCGAGTCGCTTCAGGATCAGAAGATCGAGACAGACGGTGTAAGATTCCCCTAGACCGCCTTACCACGGAACCATGCCTTGCCATGCTCGACGACGCACAGTTCCGGCTGAAGCATCTTACCGCCCACAAAGGTAATGACGGCAAACCCCGATGCCCAATTGACCGGACTGGCCTCAGTGTAGTTGAACTGCGGACCATATGGCTCCGCCAGAGTCCCGGTGTCTACGCCATAACGCCGACCTCGATAGTCCGCCCACGGCGTAACCTGAAGCTTGTGCATGTGCCCGTGAACATACGAGACACCAGCCTTAAGGGTTGAGTTGTAGGCAGAGTGAACCCCGCCGGCTATGGGGCGGTGCCGGATGCAGAGCCAGTCGTCCTGCTCACGGTTCAGGTGGACCGCCCAGCCCGCTTCCCAGCGCGGCAGATAGTCCAGCAGAGTCATGCCGGTCATCTCCTCAAACTCGCCCACACGGCCTGAGAGGTAGTTCTCGAAGCGGGAATCGTGGTTACCGATCGTTCGCAGGAGCTTGGCTCCCTTGGCCGCACGTTCGATCTCAGCGCAGCGATCCTGCACGGTATGGATCTCGTCCTTCAACTCCGGCTGCTTTTCCCACATGATGCGGGCGTGCCGGGAGATTCGAGCGCCGTCCAAGATGTCGCCATTCAGAATGACCATCTTCGGACTAAGTTGCTTAGCTAACTTGCAAAAGGCTTCGTGAGCCTTGGTGACGATACCGGGCCAGTAGTGGGCATCCGATGCCACCATGAGAACGCCGTCATGCAGCGTCTCGTCGATCTGGTTTTTGTAGTTACGGGAACGCTTCTCGGCTAACTGGTTCAGGCTCTCGCCAACCTTCTTGCGCCAGCTAGTTCCCTTGCCGTTGTCTTTGGATTCCAGAACGATACCGTATCGAAGTTCAATCGTTCTTCGCCTCATCCGTGCGGCACGGATGTTCATCTGGAAGTATTCTGATACCGCTTTGGCTCCGCCTAGTTTTTTCCACGCTGTAATGAATTCCTCGTCAGTCGATAGCTGAGGCACGATTCACCTTTATTCCTAGTTTCTTGCGGCGAGCATTGGTCTTTTTATCGTCTCGGGAGGCCCGCCATTCTAGGTGCCCATCAACCAGACGATATTCTTCCTTGTGGACCAACGCGCAATCACAGCACTCCGAGTGCGTGTACCCACGGACCCTGTACCACTTGCCGTCTTCGATCTGGACGGGAACGTACTTGTCCTTCTTTTTCATGGGCTTGACTCTACCTGTTTGCGTACCGCTTTAGCAAGAGCTGTTCTTCTGGGCTGTATGAAGATTTCTCTTCTTCTTCCTGCATAATTCTCAACAGCTCACCGCCGTCCGTCTCGCGCATAACTTGGCGAGCCTTTTGCTCGCTTCCGTAACGCTTAATTAACGCTCTGAGAATTCGAGCGTTGTACTTGGTGTAGTCTTCTCCAGAGTCTGCTAAACCGCCTTGATTTTTTCGAATCACTCCGCCATGCGCTCTTTGATTTTGAGCCAAAAGGCGGAACAGTTCCTTGCGCTTTTCTAGCGGAGTCGCGTTAAAGGTTTGTGCATTTAACAAGAACTCTGGATTAAGACCGCCGCCCATTTCGGGGCTTCGGGTAGACGACATCAGATCCTGAAGACGCTTCCTTTGGTCAGGGGTCAGCTCCTCAAAAGAGTAACCTTGAGGGGCAGCGGCAGGGGCGGGCGGAGATTCTGCCGGGGCTTCTTGGCCTTCCTTAGAACTGCCGCCGTAGTACTTATCCATGATGTACTTCTCAACATCGGCCTCGGTCTGCCCAGGCTTTGTCTTGACGTTGTAAGGCTTGCCATCTGGGCCAACAAAACGGACAACGTTTTTCTCAGCCTTAGACTCTTCAGCCTTTGGCTCTTCCGCTGCCGGCTCCTTAGCCTCTTCAGCCTTCGGGCCTTTCTCGCGCTTCTCATACTTGTTGAAGATATTTTCTAAACGAGTATTAAAAGTGTCCGAGTGCCCCTTCAGTTCATCATCGTCCATCAAGCCTTGTTCATGCTTACGAAGCTTTGACTGATAGTCTTTAGCCGCCGCTTCGATGTCGCGATCCATCGAGAACAGTTGCTGCATGGTCAGCTTATCGAGGTCGATCGGTGTGACCTTGATGCCAAAGGTTTGCAACGCAGCCTGAGCAACAGACAGCTTGGGCTGAGTCATCGTCTCTGCGCCTGCCGCTGCCTTCTCAAACTTCTCCGTTGCCGGCATACCGGGGATACCCGGCAGATTGGGCAGCAAGGAAGTAATGAACCGGCTAGCCTTAATGGCAGCGTTGTTGGCGCGGACTTCGCCTTCGGTCGCTCCTACATTTAGCCCAGGCAAGTCCTGCCCAGTAAACGGATCGCGGCCTTCTTGGAAGATTGTGATGGCATCAAATATCGGGCCACCCGGCTGCAAGAACTGCGGCAAGAACTCAACTCGCCGGCCGGCGGCTTCGGTCGTAGCAAAGATGTCGCCACCCGGAATGAACCGCTGCACATCGAGGTACATTGATGGCGGGACTTCGCCCTTCTCGTCCGGCTTCGGCTCTTCAGACGGAAGCTTGATCATGGTCGGCGGCGCACCGGGTATACCAAACAAGGTTCCCTTCTGGCGCTCCGGCATCATGCGCCGCTCGGCCTCGATGTCACGGCCCGGAGATTCAGACTCGCCGTACTCATTGACTGCATATCCAAGCGCCGCCCACTTGGCATACTTCCACGGCCGCAGGGCAGCGGACTCCGCCAGCAGCGGAATAGCACGATAG